ATGAACCTCAAGAAGATGGCGAATCAATACAGGCGGGGAGGTGCGTAGGAAAAAGTGATTTTAAAAACCCCTTTAATCATAAATGGATAATTTGAATGTACTCGTAGAAGCCAAGAAAGAGTACATGGGACAGCTCTGTCTCATTATGTGCCCAGCTATGATTGAAGTTTTTCAGGATATGTACAACGAGGCTGTCACTCTGTCCAAGGGGAGGAAGGTTCTCGTGATGTACCAGAAGCTCCTCAAGGAGGTGCCAAACTGGTCCAACGCGATGTCTAAGCAGCATTCTGACAATATCGCGAATAGGTGTGCCTGGTTTAGTGACCTCCTCGCAGCTGTTTTCGTCGCGTGTACTAAAATTCTCTCCGCCGTCCGCCTCAAGTCGGACAACAAGAAGATTGCCCTCAAGCTCCCAACAAATGAGGTGTTCATTCAGACCTGCTACAATAATGTCGCAAAGGACCTCTATAGGGATCCCTACATTTTCCACGATGAACAGAGTGAATATACCCGGGATGAGAAGTTATCTCTCCGATTTTGTGTGTGCATCGAAGCCACGGTGAAGGAATTAATCCCCGTACAACAGATTCTCCAGACCTACATGGGCCAAGATTCCAGAGACATCGATCTGGATGGAGATGTTGAGGACACCCCAGACCCAGAATTCGATGAAGCGGATCCATTCGGGGCATCTGAACCAGAGGCACCCCCAATGGGCGACGAGGAGCCCCCGATGGGCGGCGAGGAGCCCCCAATGGGCGACGAGGAGCCCCCGATGGGTGACTTTACCGCACAGGAGACGGGTGCGGAGCTCCCCCCCACAGGACTCGAAAATGAGTTCAAGACTATTACGAATGTTTCGGTTCCAGAACCAGAGCAGGAACCCCAGGGTGAAGATGAAGGTGTCCTATTTGGTGATGCACCCGAGAGGCGTACAAAAAATCCCAGGTATAATTAAATGGAACTCTCCGACTATTTACGTGACCCGATGACTGCCGGTCTCATAGCTGGTGGTATCACCGCTGCTTACATTCACCTCAAGGCAACTCTCAATAATGAAGGTAAGTTGGAACTTAACAAGTACACGAAGCCCGCTGTCCTCAATGCGATTCTCGTGTTCTTTATAGTTTCACAGGGACTTGGTAAGAAGGAAGCTATTTCCAGCGACCCTTTCTAAACTTAAAGATTACACCCCCAAAATAAGAAATGGCGTCCGTTACTGCGTTTAACGATATGATGAGTCAATTTCTTGTGGAATTGCACAAGACTTTTCCAGATGAAAAGGGCATCAAGAAGATGTTAACTTCTTTTGATTTACTCAAGAGCACCAACCCGCGCCTCGTCGTGGATGCTTTTATGAAGGGGGTATCTCCCTATGCGGATAAGATTTCCACAAAGGATGAGACCTTCCTACTTACGGAGATTGAGACTATCGATTTCCTAAAGGATCTGAACATTAAGGGATACTGGGAACGCATGACTACAAACACGCGTGACGTGACATGGCAGTATCTACAGACATTGTACATGCTTGGTACCACGATTACTTCTATTCCAGAAGACACACTTTCTATGATTGAGGGTATCGCCAAGGAATGTGCCGACAAGATGCAGGATGGAGATGGTGGTATTGACCAGGATGCGCTGATGAAGATGATGGGTGGAATGCTTGGTGGTCTCCCAAAAAAATAAACCTTCGCCTATACTAAATGAAGGCTTGGTTTGACGAACCCCAAGAACTTTTGAATGTCGATAAGGTTTCTGAATTTTGGCCAACAGGTGAACAAACCCCAGAAGATAGAGTAAACGCAACCTCTCGTTTTGTGATTTATACAACCTGTATTCTCTACCTCACCCGTCGTGACCCAAGGGTATTTGTCCTAGGGGCGACGGTATTATCGGTAGTGTACGTTCTTTACAAGTCGAAGATGGTCAAGGAGGGGTACGGTATGAAGACTGTGTGTGGTCAAAAGTGTCAAAGGCCCACCCAAGATAACCCAATGGGTAACGTTCTCATGTCGGACTACGTGGACGCACCCAACCGATTAGAGGCATGCTACTACGCTACCGTGAAACCTAATGCGGGTGCGACGGTTTCCTACGATTCTGGGCGTTCTAGGTCTCCTTTACCCAAATATCAGCGTAACGGTCTCGCTCGTCAGTTTATTTCGAATCCAGTGACTAAGATACCCGGAGACCAGACTGCGTTTGCAGAGTGGCTATATGGTCCAAAAAATGGACCCATGTGTAAGAGTAATACCCGTTTCTGTGACCCCAATGCGAGGGGGGTCCAGTTGGAGGCGTTCGCGGGAATTGGTCATGATGGGGACATTAGGGGTCCCAGGGGTGGAACCTATAGTTAGATTAATATTCTTGTGTAATAATAAATGGCGTATCAGCTCCAACCTGGTCTTTCCATAGTTCAAAATACCGGTGCCATCGCCCCAGTGAAAGCGACTGACGAGGTTTTTGTGTATCCTCAGCCCAGCACCCTCAATGGTGATGGGGGTAGACCCAATACAATGTTGTATGGTACAGCTCCATACAGGGCGGGTAAGGGTTCTCCAGCGCAGTACATAGATACGAGTGATCAACTTCGTCCCCAAAGCACATCCCGTTTTAATAAGACTATTGTTCAAACTTATGAACGTAACCTCTTCCCACTGAACAACATGGAGTGTAAGGTGCCACTCCGAACAATGAGTTACGAACCATCGAGTACCCGAGCCGATGTCCAAAATGGTCTCTTTCAGCAAAGGTACGTTAATAAAAATATTAACAAGAAGTAAGAATGGCTGATCCCATATCGCTCTTGGCCGTAGCAGGTCTTGTATATGCTGGTAGGAACTTGAGTAAAAGTCCCAAGTCTGAAGCCCCACAGGCGAAGGCTGAAACAGAAATTGTCCCTGAACCAGAAATAAATGTAGAATTTAAGGAGAATGATTTTTTGACCCGAACAGGTATTCCCCATAAGAGGGAAATGAACTCATTCGCAGATATATCAATGCAACAACGGACTGGTGGTCAGGAAATCCTCAACATGAGGAATCGTATGTATGACCAAGGGCGAATGAACAACCTTTCCCCCGTGGAGAAGCAACTTGTTGGTCCCGGTCTAGGTGTTGACGCAAATGTCCCAGCGACAGGTGGATACCAACAAATGTTCAGGGTGAACCCTGTAAATGTGGGTGAGTACAGACTTACAACTTTACCCGGTCGTGCAGGTCCAGCCGCGGATACCACTGGTGGACGCTCGGCGGTCGTTGGTCAGCTGACCCACAACAAACCAGAGACCACCGCTCACCTTCCAAGCCGTTTACCCACGATGCCCGGACGTGCCCAAGGTATGTCGGGTGTCGTTCCAAGAAACGAACATGAAAAGACCAAGAGAACCACAAACCGTTCCGAAACTGGTCTCCGTACAGATGGGCTAGGCTTCAATGGTGCTAAACGCTTCGTCCCAGCCCAAACTATGTCCCAGGACCCAACCCGCTTCAGGGGTGACCGCAACGATGAACAGTATATGTACAACAATCAACCAGCCCCAGGTATTTCCAACTTTAGAGGTGCTTACACCAACACAGCTGCGGCTAAGGTTGCGTCGGCGCGATCAAACGAGGAACTCATGAAGTATGGCTTCCGTCCAGAAGACCGACGCGGTAAGGCCAACCGTATGGGTAACGCCGGTCGCATGAACGTCCGTGAGAGTGCTCTCAAGCAGGGTGGACGTCTCACAGCGGTTCGCAGTGATACATCTCGGGTGGATGGTCGTATGAACGCTGCGAATGGTGGGTGGACCCAAACATACCAACAGAAGCCCTTCCATCAGTTCAACTCGTACAAGGGTAACGCGAATCCCAATACAGCATCCCTAGACATTGCGAAGAGGCAGCTTCAGAACAACCCCCTCGCCCATTCTCTTTCCTATTAATTTAAATGCTTACTGAAAAAAACAATCATTAAAATTATATACTGTAATTTTAATGAAGGTCCATACCTTAGATATAGATAGTAGTGAGAGAGATACGAGTGTGTATCCAAATGCTAATAGCTACGTGATTCATCTCAAAAACCCCATATACGATGTTTCTGAGATTTCCCTCGTATCTGCGCGCATCGCCACCCCCCAATTGATAACGTGTGGTACAAACAAAACCTTCGGTGTAAATGGAAATGTTTTTTCATTGGGGGAAACCAATTACACCAATGGCACTGAATTGGCATCAGATCTTGAAACACTCCTCGCACCACCAGACTCCAATATAAGTAGTGTTGTATTCGATACAGATACAAATGCCCTTACATTTTCAAATGTAGGGACATCCAACACTTTTACATTTGAATTTTATGATGGAATAAATGGATATTCTAGTAACACGTCTCCCACGACAACACCCCACCAGGTGTTGGGCTTGAGTTCTAATAATCACTCCAGTATCGGTGCATCTCTCACCACTGGTTCTGTGAACATCAGTGGACCAAACTCTATCATTCTGAAACTCACCTCGGGTTCGGATGAATTCACTAAAACTGTTTACTCTTCAACTCCATTCTACACTGGGCATATGCTCCTGGATGGTTCGGATTTTATAAATATAAATGGTGGTGATGACTCTATCGTACATAGGTTTCACACCGGAGCACAAAAGATTGTTCGAGATGTTAAAGTTGAATTTTTCTACATGAGTCACGGACGTCTCATTCCCTACGATTTTAGGAATCAAGATCATATTATGAAATTTAACATTACATGTTCTACCGATAAATTAGAAGGTACTGCTAAGGTGCCTGTACCTGAGGCGGAAACACACATAAGCGTTCCCACACTTGAGACTGCTTATGAATGGAAAGAGTATATTTATATTCTGATTATCGTCCTGGTAGGTACCCTCGTACTTACCCTGATGAAACGAAAGCCCAATTAGCGG